TTTCAGGAGCATATTGCTCCAGGATCTCTATTGCATACTTCACTTTATCCTCCACTCGTTGACCAGCGGGTTGTCCTTTAGACCACAACTCTAGGTTTTCTATTCTATTATCCATTCTGTTTCCGTTCTTATGATGGACAGATTCATCGGCTGTTAATAATCTACCTAAGTGATCTGACATTACTAATCTATGTTCGTAAACATTTCCATTACCAGTAGCTAATGGGTGGTTAGGTATATGAAGAACTATGTATCCTGCCCCATCTTTAGCGTATCCAGATGCAGATACATTTTCTGGATGCCCATACATTTTCCATCTGCGATAGTGCATTTGGCAATAGCCTTTTGCTCTATGTTTTTTATCGCAGCTTTCTATAGTGCATACTGGGTTCTTAGCAAAGTTACCTTTAGGTGTAACAAAGTCTAGGTCTTTATGTCTAAGCCATCTCATATAGTGCATATTGCAAAGACCGCGAGTACTACGTTCCTTACTGCACTCTCCTACTGAACAGGTATCTGTCATAGATTTAGTATAGGTCAAGCCCGAAGTATTCCGTAGAGGGTGGCGGTTGTGCCGATTGAAAAGTTGTTTCCATTTTCAGGATAAATTTTAATACTGTTTATTGCAGATGTGCTGCGCCATAAACCGACATCAACAGCAGTTAAACCCGAACCGTTTGAATCTCCTGCATAAGTTGTTAATACAGTTTTATTTGTTGAACCAGCATAGGAAAATATATCTGCTGTTGCCATCATTGGTATTGTAGTACTCCAACCGCCAAACGCAGAAAACTGCAATCGGCTGTATGATGTATTTCTGCTTGATGCTGCAGCAGTTCCATTACCTCTTAATTCAGTATTGGAATAATTTGTTCCAGTATCAGAATTAAATTGCATAGCAGGATTATCACCAGCAACGCTAACTGTTCCAATAACAACAAGTCTTAAATCCGTATAAGCAGAACTGATACTACTAAATGTGATATTATTTGCCGCACTACTTAATGTAGTCGTAGCAATTTTTTCATAAGTGGCTGGCATTATTTACCCCTTTATCCCATACAAAGCGAAGGTTGATGTAGTTGTAAAGTTTGCCCCAACGCTCGTCAAAGTAAGTGAAGTAATTGCAGATGTGCTCTGCCACAAACCTGAACATAACCATACATTGCCATTAGTATTGTCATCATAACCCATTATAGTTCTTGTCGTTTTGTATTTAGAGGTTGATGCGTAATCAATTATGTCGGTGATTGTTGGTGCTATTGTAGCGGCAGTTCCCGAAACAACACCACCATAAGTTATGGCGGTTTGAGTGGCTGCACCTGACGCACTTGCCGCAGTACCATTTCCTCTTAAAAAGTGTATAGAATAATTGCTGGCAGTGTCACTATTAAAGTTCAAAGAAACTAAAGCGTGAGTCGCTGCAGTATTATCCCTCGCAATCATCCTAATTTGTAAATGTTTATATGTGCTAGGTATAGAACTAAAAGTAATTACTGTACTTGCACCTGTGCCCGTAGCACTAGCAATAGATTCGTATGAAGGTGGAATGTAAGCTGAGTTCGGGCCAAGGAAGTCATTGTACTTCACCAGGTTGGTAAAGGATGACCCCGTCTTTATACTAGTTATTGCCATTATGCTCCTTAGCTATTCTTCAAACCGTATAGATAAAATGATGAGCCTGCTACGAAGTTAGCACCTGAATCTGCATTTATGTCTATTGATGTTATGGCAGATGTATTAGAAAATAATCCTGCTATTGATGCAAGGTAAGCGGTTGTAGTATTATCTTCATTTGCGCTAAATACTGAAAGTGGTTTATTTTGACTTGCGGTATATGATGGCACATATATTTCTACATTTGAAAATGTGTTTGCAGTAGTGGCAGAACTTTCAGAAGCAAATGCCATTCCTATATTTGCCCCTGATGATGCTCTTGATGAAGAAGCAGTTGCACCATTTCCTGATAACCTAGTTCTTGAATAAGAAGTACCACTAACTGAGTTAAAAGTCATAGTCATTGAGTCGCCAGTTGTGCTACTTCTTGCACTAATTCTCAACACCAAATCCGTATAGGTAGCAGGAATACTACTGAAGGTTACTGAAGCAGCAGAGGAGCCTAATGTTTGTGAGCTAATCAAAAATCTACTTGATGCCATCAGTTCTCCTTAAAGTATTCCGTAGATAGTAACAGTACTACCTATTGCAAAAGTATCACCAGCACCAACAATATCAATTCTATTTATTGCTGAGGTGCTACGCCATAAACCAACTTTTTGAGTAACTTTAGAAGAAGTATTATTTGTGTTTGCATCATAAGTTCCTTCAACTAACATTGTTTTAAAGGTACTTCCAGCATAAGAAAATATATCAATTTTAGTCATAAGAAAAGTACTACTTGCTGCACCTGATTCTATATCAATTGATGTTGCCCCTGTTGACCTAAAAGAGGAGGCTGCAGTACCATTACCTCGCAAAGCCGTTTCTGAATAATTTGTTGCGCTATCATTATTCACCCTAAAATACTCACCAACTACAGTTCCAGGATTAGTCACTTTAAGCATAGCCACAATTCTTAAATCTGTATAAGTGGAAGGAATACTGGATAAAGTAATAGTACTTGCAGCACTACTTAGTGTGGTTGTAGCGAGTGCTACCTCGGTTGATACATCTGGCATTGGTTAACCTACCATTCCGTAAAGTGCTATTGTTGTTCCTGCTAAAAAATTAGCACTAGATGCAGGAAATAAATTAATGCTAGTTACAGCACCTGTGTTAATCCATAAATTTGAACGCAATCCAATTAATCCAGTTGTTGTATTTGTATCATATCCATAAAAACTTCTTACAGTTTTATTTTTAGAAGTAGAACTATAGTCAATAATATCAGTTATTACCACACCAAATATATTTGTATTAGTAATTGAAGTTCCTGGCGCACGACCAATATCTGCTACAGTTTGTGTTATAGAAGCAGAAGCAGAAGCAGTTGCGCCATCACCGCCTAATTCGTGAAATGTATAATTAGTCCCAGTATCAGAATTAAACTGCATACGGATATTAGCATCTGCTGCTACACGAGTGGAACGGGCTAAAATTCTTAATTGTAAATGTTTATAGGTTTGTGGAATACTACTAAAAGTTATTGTTGCAGTGTTGCTGGTTAATGTAGTTCTTTGAATTAACCAAGTAGCTGCAGGATCATAAGCGGTGTTTCCCGCAAGCAAAGATCTACTCTTTGGGAAACCCTGAAGTACAGATGATTTTGTTATGCGGGAAACGGCCATAGTATTAAGCTATCTCACTTCCGAAAGCGGTGAATGAAAGGTTTGCAGTAGATCCGTATACAGTGATTACATCAGTAGCACCAAGTGTAATACCTAGTGTTAGTGCTGTTGAATCAGATGCACCTACTGTAATGTCATAGGCAACATACATAGCGTTAGTCTGCGCTGCACCAGCAGGGCGAACTGAGATACGAAATGTTGCAGCAGTTGATGTTAGGTTAGCAATTACGATTGTTGATACAACCGCCTGTGTTGAAGCTGGTACTGTGTATAGAGTTGTTGCAGTTGTTGCGCTTGGGTTGCTTTGACCAAGCACCTTATAGGTTGTTGCCATTTATTTTTTCTCCTTAGTGTTTGGTTAAGCACCCATCAGCATAAATACTGTTGCTGTTGGATCTGTATCTGGGACTGTAACAGTTGCCCATTTAACGCCAGCGGCCTGTGTGCTATCGGCTTGTAGGTATTGACCGTTATTTCCTACGCCTACTCTTGTAACTGTAGCTGATGCTGTTGCAGCAATTAAATCACCCTTAGTAGTAACTGTTGATTTAGGAACTGCAGCATTAGCAGTAGTTACGCCATTTCTAAAAAAGTCTAGATCAGCACTTGTTAAGACGTGCTTAACTGTTGCACCGCTTAGATGGGATACCGCAGAGCTACCAGCCTGTGCTCTAGTAATTGTAAAGGTATCACCAGAACTGGCGGTGATATAACAAATCTCTTCGTTCTGTGTGTCAGGATCAATTGCAATAGTGAAGATATCACCATTAACAAACCCTGCTCCTTGTATTAAAGGTGCTCCGCCACCAGAGGTAACTACCATACTGGTACCTATGTTTGTCAGAGCAGAAGCCAGAGTAGTTGCTACGCTGGTTGAGGAATATACTCTTGCCATTTACCTTCCTTACTTTGTGTAGTGAACACGTATAGGAAAACGATCTTGCAACTTCACTGATTCTTCTGCAAGGCGTTGTTGGAACAAAGCGAAAACATATTTAGATGCTGAGGCACCAGATGTTGATGGTAGCTTGGTATCTGCTAGATCTGCTTCAGCGCTGGTAAGGTTAATTCTACCGGTATCAAGGTAAGACAATAATCTGTATGCAGCACCAAGAGTAGCGACATCTCTCGTCGACTCCGGCAAGCCTGATACGACAGCATAGTCATCAGTACTGTTAGTAAGGTTATTTGGTAGAGCGGAATAATAGACTTGGACCGTACGACCAGGCATAATCTTGTCATAAATATTCACCGTCTTTGTTGTATTAAATGCTGCTACGTTCGCCATTCTATCAATACGCCATCTGTTAACTGGTAGCCATTCTTTAGATGGACCAACAGTTTGCCACGATACAAAGAGCACATCTCGTGCATCATCTGGTAGTGGGTATGCAACCTGTGCTGCATTAAATGTAAAGGTAGTTGAATAAATAGCAAATAGTTTTGGATAGAAAGAGTTAATAGTGTCGTTAATTGCTTGCTTAATAGTTGTTCTAGGAAAGGTGGGGGTCATAGTGATCTGGGCATTTTGTGCGTGAGGAGATGGAGTAGTTCCTTGGTATCCTCGTCCGAATCCTGGTATTACATTAAGTGTGAGATTACTGCGGTCAAAGGAGTTAATCCACATAAGCTCATCATCAATTTCAATAATACCTTTAGCTAGGTTATCTGCTGATCCAATCTGAATAGTCAGGTCAGTAGCGGTGATGCCACCAGAGTTGGCTAGGTTAGTAATACGATCTTGACGCAGCGTATAGCCTGCAAGATTTGATCTAACCTCAGAGATCATTTGACTAAGTGTTGGCATTGCCCACCTTTTCTTTGTAGAACTTTAAGTTTGTTTGCAATCTTTCATCTGTTGGTGTTATCTCTACTGCTCTCTTACCGTACTCATATGCCTCTTGCCAGTTCTGCAAGTTCCAAGCGGATACTGCAATCAGATCATCTGCCATATGAGACCAAGCCCAATCTTCTGATAAGAACTCATTTGTTCTAACAGTTTGTTCTAGGCTTATCTTGGCCACCTTATTACATTCTTTCCACTTCTTTTGGTGGTAGTAATAGTTAGCCAAAGCTAATATAGATTCCCTACTTTGATAAACCTCAGTTGCTTTTATCAAATACTCTTCTGCATTATCGGAATCTGTCTTAGATAATATCCGTAGCGCATAAGATTTTTCCGCGGGAAATATACTGACATCTAAATACTTCTTTAGAGTCGCTGTTGATTGCGGAAACTGCTGTTGGTAAAAGTATTCTCTTCCTAGATAGTACAAGTTTCTACTATCAGGGTTTTCTTTTGCTGCTAACTCCAGCATAGGTAGGTAATTACCTCTGGACTTATCACCATCTGGTAGATGCCAAGACTCTATGTCATACTCTTTAGATGTTTCGTTCTCACGATCATAACCTTGCGGTACTTCGTGGATCCGATAAGACCATCTAACATTAGATCTAGTATGGATTCTAAATCCTAAGAAAGATGCTTTAGGAGTTCCATCAGGATTAAAGTCTGTTACAAATCTATAGCGAGGTTTATGTATACCTTCAGCGTGAGCCTTCTCTAACTCTGGCCGCCAGCCTGGAAGCATAATCTCATCCATATCCATTGCGATACAGTAATCAGCATCGGCTGGTACTAAAGCAAGGGATGCGTTCCTAGCATCATCAAATCTAAATGGTTTGATACTAATTGTATGAACTATTATTCCAAGTTCTTTAGCAATCTTAACAGTATCATCTGTTGAACCAGTATCAGCTATAACGTGATAATCAGCTTCTTTGGTTGACTCATACCATCTCTTGACGTGCTTTGCTTCGTTTAAGGCTATTGAATATACGGCAACTTTCATAAAGAAAGTCTACATCCCACCTAGCATAAATATACCTGGATAGTTACCGTCTGTCGGATGAACGTGATCTTGTGCTGAAGCCAAGGTTGCAGTACCTGCTACCGCAAGTCTGTCTAATGCTTTAGGTGAAGCAGATCCTAGAACTGCACTTCCTGTAGCACCAGTTGCACCGGTAGGACCTGTAGGTCCTGTTGGTCCAGTTACACCATTAGTTCCGTTTGATCCTGTGGCTCCAGTAGCTCCTGTTGCGCCAGTGGCGCCAGTGAGTCCAGTACTGCCAGTTGGTCCTGTCGGTCCTGTAGCACCAGTACTACCAGTTGCTCCAGTCGCACCAGTGGCACCAGTAAGACCAGTAGAACCAGTAGGACCTGTAACACCTGTCGCACCTGTTGCTCCTGTCGCTCCGTCTGCACCAATATAACCGCTGGCTCCTGTTGCACCTGTTGGTCCAATAGGACCTGTTGCACCAGTCGGACCTACAACTGTTGAATCAGCACCGGTTGCTCCGGTTGCTCCAGTTGGGCCTGTGGCACCTGTTGGTCCTGTGGGACCTGCAACTGTAGATGCTGCACCTGTAGCACCAGTAGCGCCTGTGGCGCCTGTTGCTCCAGTTAAACCTGTATCGCCTGTAGCTCCCGTTGGACCAGTAGGTCCAGTCAGGCCAATAGAGCCGGTGGCCCCTGTTGGGCCAGTACTTCCTGTCAATCCTGTGCTACCAGTGGCTCCTGTAGGCCCTGTAGCGCCTGTAAGACCTATGCTACCCGTTGCGCCTGTAGCGCCGGTAGGACCAGTTGATCCTGTTAGGCCTGTAGAGCCTGTAGGTCCTGTGGCTCCGGTGTTTCCGATAGAACCAGTTGCGCCTGTTGGACCAGTGGGTCCTGCAACGCCTGTACTACCTGTGTTTCCGGTAGGTCCTGTACTTCCTGTAGGACCTGTATTGCCAATTGAACCCGTAGCTCCTGTGCTTCCTGTTGCACCATTTGCTCCCGTGCTTCCTGTAGGTCCTTGTGGACCTGTGGCTCCAGCAGGACCCGTTGGTCCTGTTACGCCAGGTGTACCTTGCGGGCCTTGATCTGCTGAAAATATTACTGATGTTTGCGGTTGGGCTGATTCAATTATGATAATTGTATCGCTCATACAGTTACCCCCGCAGTCACAATAAATTGACCTTCTAAAATTCTAGTTACTACGCTACCTTGATACAAAACAAAATCATACGCATAAGCATTAGCAGGTATGTTTGTTAATGTGCTATTAAAAGTTACTGTCGCTCTTCCGTTAATTGCATCTAGAACGATACGACCATTAGCGGTAGTTGCCAATAGTGTTGTAGATGTAGCACCAGGGAAGGGACGCACTGTCATAGTTGCGGTGTAGCCTGTTAAGTTCCAAGGCGTAGATACACCGGTACTAGGATTAGTATCGTTAATTGTAAATTGAAAATTAAATGTTGTTGCCTGTGGGCAAATTAGGTTGTAGCTGGCGGTCAATTAGCCACCTCACGCAATGCTGCGGCAGGCTCTAGTCCAGTAGTACCAGCAATAAGATTACAGATACCAGCAATATCTAACATATTAGGACGGCTAGTAATACCGCCGATATAGTTAATAACTCCAACTGTATCTGTCACTTTACCTGTAGATACGCTCTTAGCAACAGCCCAAGCCCTAGCTGCAGCAGCAGTATCTTTGTAATCTGCTCTAGGAGGATAGGTGCCACCGTTGGCTAGACGATTTAATTCATCTACAAGGGTTGAACCAAAATAACCGTATGACACCTTCTACCTCACTTCTTTTTCTTTTTAGCTACCGCTGCGTTATCTACTAAGTTTGGATAAGGCCTACCTGCTGCCTTTGCTCTTGCCTTTGCTGCACTCTTTTGTTTTGGTGATAATTTCTTTGATGTTTTCTTAGGATTCTTTGTATCCCAAAATGCTTTTTTCTTCATCCGCATTTACAATCCCAAGCCCGTAAAGACTTGTTTATTCTAGAGTTTGGATCTCTTGCTGTCTTAGCAGAGGTCAACTTTGACTTCATTCCACACATACGACCACAGAAAGATTTACGGCGACCTGCGGCCTTTGGCGATTTCTTAGCCTCAGCTTTTTTAACTGGAGGTTTAAGATTCATACCCTGCGCTTTGGCAGATGCTCTGCCCTTAGCGTTTAATCCGCCTTTAGGATTCTTACCTTCTTTGCGTTGCCAGGCTGCTGATGCCATTACTTCTTCTTGGCCTTCTTAGCTTCGGATAAAGCAATAGCAATCGCTTGCTTACGGGACTTAACTACTGGTCCCTTTTTGCTACCGGAATGTAGAGTTCCTCTTTTGAACTCACCCATTACTTTAGCCTCTTTTGTTTTTACTTTTGCCTTTGCCTTTTTTGCCATTAGGTTTCGCCTTAATCTTCTTGATGATCTGTTTATCTATTTTAGTATCTTCACTCTGATACTTAACCTTGCGGTGTTTCTCATCTGCCTTTTCAAACGCTCTGCGTTGAGCAGGGGTCAACCGCTTCATTAACTTGGCATCAACCTTCTTATCACCTTTTTCGGTGTAAAGTTGACGGGCCATTAGTTTTGGCTTGGGGCTTCTTTAGCAGGAGCACCGGTTTCAATATCGTCGTAGCTAGCGTATCCGCATCCACATACAGCGCACATATTATTTACCTACCTTTTTCTTACCGCCAGCGAACTTAGCTTTGTTGCCTTTGGTCTTGGCTGGAGATACCATCATTGTTGACTTAGTAACTCCCTTAGAACTTCCTTTGCGGAAGCCTGTGTCATTGGTGGATTGAGCGCCACCAGATGATTTCATTTTCTTCATAGTTGCTCCTATTTTCTATTTAGTGACGCTTAGTCTCTAAATCCCATTGTGTTGCCATCAAAGGCTTTGCCTACTTCATTAGATATCTTCATAGCATTATCTATATCTTTTTGCTTTGTAGATACCGGCTCTACTCCCTGCTTTAATGCAGACCAGTAGGAATCTAATTCCCTGTTATCTTTATTCTCTTTGTCTTTATCCCAACCTTGTCTAGTTGGAAAACATCCTGCAAACATTGGTGAGTTTTGTTTAAGACATTCACCGTATGACTGGTGGTCTTGGGTCTTGCAGCTTGATGTGCAGTTACTCATTGCTCCTCATAAATTGGTGTTAGGTAATCGCCATATCCTTTGGATGCCATAAAGTCACCCTGGGCAATACTAATGCTATAGACGTGACCACCGAGGAAGTAATAGTCAGCATCTGCTAAAGTGTTTTGATACGGATATAAGGTTTCTTCAACCTCTCCGTTGTTTACAATTAAAGTTACGCCACGAGCAATATCAGTTAGGAACGGGTTAATAGGACCAGTTAATGTGCCACCTGTGATTGGTCTACCAGCAAGACGTGAGTATTTATCAGGCCAAGGTTGACCTGCTCCCCACGTTTGGTATTGCCAAGGTGTGGTTATTGTGTAACCAACTAATACTTGTGCCATAACTTCCCTTCTAAGTGATGAGAGGCGGTTTGACCCGCCTCCCACCGAAACGGATTTATTAGCCGTTTGTTGCAGCAGATTCCACACGGTATAGCGCTGCTTGACGAAGGATGTTCCATCCGCCGAAGTAGTACCAACCGATTGTGTGGTAACGACGCAAAGCATCGATTTGAGGTCCGATAATCGTTGAGATATCTTGACCTTGCGCTTCTGCAAGCGCTTCACGTCCGGCAATTACTGCCTTGTAGACGTTAGTTGTTCCGTTTGTTGCAAAAGGAACACGAGGTGTTTCAACAATGAACGCACCTTCAATTACGCCAACAGCACCAGCGACAAATGGTGTGCGATCAACGTACTTAGTCAAGTCCTGGAATCCACCAGTTCCTGTCTCGGCACGAAGGTCAGCAGTTTGACGTGGGTGTAGGTATCCTGCATATAACTCGCCAATACGAGGCAGAGCCTTGTTTGTGCGTAGCTCAGTTACTGCCTGACGGATGTCAGAAACAGTGATTAGCTGATCAGCCTTGATACCTGCTGTGTTGGTTGCTGTGCCTGCATAGATTGCGTTTGAGCCTGATGTTAGAACAGAGGCTACAACAGCATCGATAGAGTCTGCAGCGTTGTAAGCAATGATGTCGGCAAGTGCTGCGTCAACATCGTTGAATGAAGTTAGGTTTAACTTCTTAGTTGTTGTTACGGCTGAGCCGTACTCTTGTAGTGTTACGGTAATCTGGTTTGGATTACCTAGAGCAATGGATGAAACATCTAGTGATTCTGTCAAAGTTGAAGTAGCTTGTGCTAAATCAGAATAGATTGAGAATACAACTGATGATCCTGGCATTGCCTGTTGAACAGGTTTGACATCTGCAAGCGCTCTCATTACTGGAATGGAACGTAGTGCCATACGAACGTATTGATCATACGCGGTCTGGACTAAATTGCTGATGGCAGAGGTACCTGTTAACGTACCTTGTGGTAGTGCCATTTAGGAATTAACCTTTCGGATAGAAGTTATAAACCAGATTGGCGTATGACTTCGTCCAACTCTTCCTTGCTGGTTGTATTAAGAATTTTCTTTAGAATATCATCTGAAGAATCTGGAGTTAATCCAGAGTCAACAGCGGTATTCATTTTCTTATACGCAGCCGCTTGAGCTGGGTCTACGACATTCTGTGTTGGTTCAGCGGTTACTCCAAATACGTCACCGTATTCGTTTAACCACTTAGACAAAGACTCCTCAGTTGGGTCTATGTCCGAAGGAATGAAAGAAGCAATTTTCTTATTCACTCCACGAGCTTCGAGGACATCTTTAATAGCTCGTTCTCTTTGAGCTTTGGAAAGTCCGTCAAACTGTGCTTTTAGCTCAGCTAACTCTTTTTCCTTTTGCTTATTTGCTTTACGCAATTGTTTAACGAGATCATTATTCTGACTCTGATCCTGTGTAGTATCGTCGTCTTCATCCTCGTAGTCGAAATTGGACATTAGTCCATCTCCCATTCTGTTGTAGTTGCGTAGACCTCATATAAAATCGGGGGTTTCTATATGGCTTCTACTCCTGGTATTTAGTGTTTCTCTCTAACGGACCAGTAGTCCCGTTAGCAGGCCTAGTTGTTTAGTAAGAACCAGCTCCAAATGTCTGGCTACCTAATGCACGATCTCTACTTAACGCTCCAGTTGACATACCAGCAGAACCGCTAAATGATCCTCGCTCTAGTTCAGATAAGCGCTTGCGCTTCTTAGCAGCGGAGGCAGAATCTGCAAGATTAAATATCTCTTGTTCTGCTTGTGTTTGAGTATATGGAGACTCTTGATAAATTTGTGAAAGTTTCTCACCGGTAGGTAAGAACTCAGCAATAGCACTATAACCTTGTTGTGCTTGTTGCTTGGTTACGCCATAACCTGCTAATCCTTCAGCAGCTAATTGGCTTGTAGCAAGTCCTGCACCAAGGGCTGCGCCACCAATTTCAGCAGCAGTTACCTTACGTTTAATATCAGTTAATGCCTTAGTTGGATCAAGGGTATAAGCCAAGATATCGCCATCTGTAATATCAGGATAGAAGGCTCTCAGTGCTTGTTTAACCTCAGGGTTAGCATTAACAACTCTGTTCTTTGCTGTAGAAATACGATCCTCTAATTCAGTAGCAGATACATCGTTAGCAAGGAGTTGATTAAAACCAGGTTGAGTACCCATAGAATCTTTAGCGTAATAAGTATTAGGTAATCCGTAGTTACGCATAACATTCTGGTATTGGTCCTCTAAAGCAATATATTCAGCAGGGCTTAATGCAGCCAAGCCTTTTGCTATACGATCAGCGTTAGCGGAGAACCGTTTCTTATAAGCATCAGTTTGTTGCAAGCGTAATGAAAACTCTGATGGGGATACATTCTGTTGAACTAAATCTTTAAGTGGTTCTACTAGGGCACCAAGACCATATTGAGAAAATTGTTCCATTAACAAGTCATAGGCAGATTGGCGATTAGCCAATGCCGCTGCTGCTTGTGCCTCTTGTTGTTGCTTAAGCAGTGCTGCTTGTTGTGCATTTTGTTGTGCTAATTGTTGTAAGGCTAATTGTGCTGCTATCTGTTCTGCTGTAAGCCCAGTAGGTGCAGTAGGAAGTGGAGCAGCAGGAATTGGTGCAAGCTTTGGAGGTGTAGATGTTTTTGTAGTAGTTGTTTTTTGTGTAGGTGCTGGTGTAGGAGCGGTTGGCTTAGGCACTGCCGTTGCAACTCTTCTAGCTTCTCTAGCGGTTTCTGCGTCAATTGCCATCATTACCCCATAAATCCAAAGTCTTTAAGGACTTTTGTAACTGAGTTTGATACTGCTTCTTTAGCGTTATTTGTATACTGCCAGCGAGGATCTTGGCGTAGTTCTCTTTCAAAATCATAAATTGATTTAGTTCCAACTTTGCCATCAGGAAGAGTGTAGGCAAGAGCACCTCTAATTTTAGGATCAAACAAATCAACCGCTGTATAAGGTATCTCAAGGATATTGCTCATAGATTGAATATAAGGATCTGCCAAAGTCTTTAGGTCAATACCAGCCTTGATCTTCTCTGCTAATTGAGGGAAGGCAGATGCTGCGCTTTCTCTAATGGTATTAGATGCAGTATCAATATCTAGAACACCTGCTACGATTTTATTAGCATAGTCAGTTGCTGCTTCATCGGATAACATAATTCCGTTTTTAGCAGCTAGGTTCTTAATCTCAGTAAAGTACTTACCAGAAGGACCCTCTGGAATTGCTAACTTATTTACCTCTTGCTTACCAGCAAGTAGGTTAGTTTTAATCTGGTCAGTAAGCCATAACTTAGGATCAAGGTTATCGGCTGTAAGGTAATCACTGCTTACTAATTGACCGTTGCGATAGGTCTCTCTAACAGTAGTCTTAGACTTACCATCTGGACCTTTATACTTGTTCTTAAGTTGAGGAAGCCAAATAGCCAATTCATTTTGGTTAGCATCTCTTCCATAGAATTGTTGAAATACTTGATTTATCTTTTGCTCTAAAGCAAGGTCATCTGGAACGTTAGATGAATACTGGGTTCTTGTATAAGTACCAGATTTTTTAGTATCTGAACCACCAACAGGTATATTACTTGTATTAATACCTAGACTTTTGGCTAAATCAGCAAGTGTTGTATCTGCCATTATTTAACCTCTTTCGGTGTTAAGTACTTGTCGTATACAAGATCTTGAGAAAGAAATCTCTCGTATAAATATGAGAATCCAAGTTTGTCATCTTGTTTCAATTTATTTACCATTCCGTCGTAGATGAATTTCAAATCAACATTTGCTTTAGCATCTATAGATTTTACTTCTCTTTTAGCAAGTTCTGCCGCTATTGCTTTTCTGAAATCAAGATAAACAGATACTGACTTCCAAGTTGTATTTTTCTTGTTATCCTTCATAAACTTGTCATCATTAAGGATTTTGCCAAGACCTGCTATTACTCGGTTTGTCTTAGATCCATCTGAATCAAGATAATCATCATACCAAGCTGTTCTAGCGTAATCACCAGTTTTAGAATCATATATTGGCTTACCTTCAGTATCTGTTTGAACAGATAACTTTAAGATAGCCTGTTCTTTAATATACTTTAGATCCTCAGCACCGGTTTGTTGAACTGAAGAAAGACCTCGTTTTTGAAGTTCATTATCTATAGCATCAGAAAATTGGTTGTAAACAATCCAACCCTTTTCTGCCTCATTCTTACGTTGTGCTTCAGCAGGGCTTTGTGATGATAGGAACTTCTGTGGTGAATCTGGTGAGATTCTCTTACCGTATAGGTAATCATATGATGCCTGAGAGAAGTCATAGCCAGAAGGGTTGTTAGCAATTAAACCAACTAACTTAGGTTCAATCTTTGCTAGTTCACCTACAAGGCCACCATATTTCTTGATGCTATCAACTGCTTGCACTGAAGACTGGATACCAGTTGGGTTAGATGAAAGACTTGCTGAGAATGAAAAGAAGTCAGGATAGTCATTTAAGAACTTAGCATCTGCTTCAAGACCGTAAACTCTCTTATACTCACGAGACTTCTCAAGATAGAATCGGTATGGGCTATCAAATCTTGGAGCAAAAGGCATAATTAAGTTAGCGGCAGTACGCATATTCCAGTAATCCTTGGTCATATTAAGAACCTTGTTTGGATCTACTGGAGGTAATCCGTTGCGCTTTGCTTTTTGTTGTTCTGTATTCCAGATTAGCTGATAACTACGAGCAAATGCTGGATCATCTAATCCCGCTGCTCTAGTTTGCAGTCTTTGGAACCAAGTTGGTAAGAATCCTGAAGCAGCATCTTTAGAAGGACCAAAAGGAAGTGCCCATCTAAACGCATCTTCTAATGAAGGTTGACGCTTTACTACTTCTGACACTGGAACTGCTACATAAGGTCCAACTGGGAAGATGTCACTGAAAACATTTGGGTTGCCCTTCATATAAAGGACATCCATTCCACCTTGGAACAAGATATCTAAAGATCCCTTTGGAATACCAAGTTCAGTTAGTGACTGTAGACCAGGAATCTTTGTAATTCCCTTTGGTAATCCTATCCAAATAACGTCATTACCAGATGTTTGACCTGCTGGTACTTCGTTTCCGTCTTGATCAGTTACAAGACCTGCTTTATTTGGTGAGTTCCATACAAGATATCCACGATTAATAATTTGTGGGTTAGCTACTGCCATATTAAGCCAAGTTTTGTAAGAGTTTTCTTGAGCTGAAAAGAATGGGCTGATGTATTTCATAGCAGAAGCTAGGTTAGACTTACGTTCAATATTAAAAAGAACGCCCTTCATCTCCCGCAAAGCGGTTTTGTGAGCAGCCTTCATAATTTCTTGTTGATCAGCAAAGGATAATTTATCACCTTTAAGACCAGCTACTACATCAACTCGGCGTTTAGCCTCTTGACGATAGAAATGTACATATAGCGGATTACGTGCCCAAGTATCTTCAGGTAAAGTTCCTAAGAAATGAAATAAAGTGTTGATTATTTCTCTACCTTTAATACGTGATGTATTGAAAAGGCTCTCTTCAAGTAGGTGTCCGTGGATAACAGGTAATTCTCTTGGATCTTTAAAGGCAGATCTCAAGTCATTGGCAGTTATCTCACCTAATTTACCTCTAAGGTTAGATGATGCAGGTAGGTATTGGTCTAAAAACCCATTTACTTTTGTAACATAATCTGCTGCTTCATCAGAAGTAACTGCAAGTCTGCGTCGTAGATCTCTTCCATCTGGTGAGTTTCTAAGCCAACGAGCAATATCATCAACAGATTCACCCTTAATAATTTTTTTAACTACTGCTGAGTTGCCAAATTGTTGACGTAATGTCTGTGCCCATTGTTCAAAGTAAGCAGGATCTGTTGGTCGTATTTGAGCAATACCTTTAGATGTTAGCTTACGCATATACATATCGGTATTACTATCAACCATACGCTCAAATGAGTTACCGGATGAGGCGATCTTACGGAACATATCTCCTAGTGGACCACCAAAAGCATCGTGAAGGGTGTATTTATCACCATCAGATGTGGTTACTTCAAATGAACCAGTGCCAATACGTTTCTTAGGTTCAGCACCTTTAAATCTATTTAATACCTCTGAGTAATGGTTATATACCGCTAGTTTTTCTTTTTCTAACTCTTTAAGGGTATTAACTTTACCAGCAAGATCTAAATCCTCTGGCTTTAAAGATAACTTTGCTTCAGCCTCAGAAATAGATTTTTTAAGTTCTTCAAGTTTTTTAATAACTGTAGTATTTGCTTGTTGAACTTCTTTAATAGTCATACCAGCATCTATAGGGCGGTATCTATCTACTAACCGTGCTGGAACAGCAATGCTATTATTGATAATGTTCTTAATGCCAGGTCCTAGATGACGCAATGTGGCAAAAGAACCTACCGCTGCAGCAATACGAAGTTGAGAATCTATTGCGTTACGTTGAGTATAACCAAGACGAAGCAATGCTCCTGCTTTAAAAGCATCTTGTAGTACATCTGCTATGTGTAAGGTTGTATCAACTGTTACACCTTTGAATGAGTTAAGCACTGAACTGTTGCGCTTAAGCAAATCATCCATTAATTTAAAATCCATTAACGGTAGGTAATCAGCAGTTTGAGATTCTAGTTGAGGTACTTTAAGGATTGATCCATCAGTATCAACCATAAAGCCTTTGTCTTTAACAGACTTCAAGGCTGATGTTCTAGCACCGTTATAGTTGTTATAAATCTTATTTGCTATATCTTCATCAATATTATATTTAGCAGCTATAGCCCGAAGTGCTTTGCCTTCTAAATTTAATGCTGCTACATATCTAGCCTCTGGTGTAGAGGCGGCAATATAACTATCTAATACACCTTTAGATTGTTCTGGCGTTAAGCCAATAACTTTCTCAAGAGTATTGATATTAGCAATTACTTCTTTGTAAGAATCAGGATCGTTAAAATCTACTAAACCTGCTGGACGTTCTCCTAGGCCCCAAGAAAACTTTTGATATAAACGGTGAAATGGAGTTGGTTGAAATACCTCTACCTTGGGATTGCCAACTGTTTTATCGTAGAACTTAAGAGCACGGGATTTAGCAATAAAATCTTCAGCACCCTGTAAGCCTCTACCAGTAGTGCGAGTAAGAGCACCACCTGCTTCTCCTAATTGCATTAGATCTGCAAAGTATTTATCGTTTGCTGCTAATGATCTGTAGTTAGCTAAGGCTTCTTCAGTAACCGCTGGGTTATCGTTTAGGAATGGTAACATTCCCATTTCATCTGGAGCTGAGAATATTTTAAATTCATCTACTGCTGATATCTTGCCACGAGCAGTTTCTAGTGCATCAGAAATGTAGGCTCTTTGTAAGCGTAGTTCATCCATAGCAGCAGGATCACCCAAAGAGGATCTTAATATAAGGGCTGTTTCATCTCGGTCTACTGAATCACCTAATAGGTGTGCAAGTAATCCTGGGTTATTTGATGACTTAACCATAGGATGAGAAATGGCATAAGCGGAATTGTTTGCGGTAAAATCATCTATTACTTTAGAGAAACGGTTATTGACTCCGTATTGAGCTTTAGTAATATCCTCGGCTGCTTTAGCCACAGCATCAGCATTAGTAAGTTTACCTACACCTAACTCACTTGCTTTAAGAACTTTAAGTCCTTTACCTGCAGCAAGGGTTACATCTCCGAAGAGTTGTGCTGCAAGATCTAGACCACCTGAAGTAGCCTTACCCCAAGCACTATCTTTAAATGCTTTTTCACGTTGACGAGGGTCGTAGATGTCAAACTTTGGGTCATAGATAGATCTGTATTTAGATAAAAATGCTTGACCAAAGGAAATTTCCTGTGCGCCTTTGTACGCTTTTCGCCAGTCGTTAGGATTAAAAAAACTTGCTTCGCCTTTATTTACATCACCTTGAACTAACTCAAAGGTGGTAAGCGGTTCTCTAATGTACTCTTGGTTGATTTTGTTAATACGCTCAAGTGCTGGTTGAACACCAGGAACTTTCATAATAGCGCCACCGGCAGATGCCAACGGTTTAATTACATCTTTAGTTGCACCAGAAGCAGCACTCTTAAATGGTTGAATAAATCCGTTATATTCTTCGGCATCATTCCAAGGTGCTGTACCAATATCCCAAGCAAATTTTGCAGGTGAAGTAATAGCTCCTGCTACTTCTCCACCAAACTTAAAAAGATCTTTTGCAGCGGTTGTAGCTACATCACCAATTCTGTTCCATACACTCACAACATATCCCATAACTGCCGAATAGCCTGACGGGTTTCTGGCGAAGTATTAGGTAAATCTGAAATGTAATTAAGTACTGGCTTGTATGATGCAATAGCTGATCTAAAGTTAGTGTCATCTGGTTGACGCATAGCAAGTGCTTCTGAACCAGCACCAGCACCAATATTAACGCCGTTAGTAACTGGTTCTTGTGGGCGTTCTGTTGGAGCAAATAATGGAGTTACTTGTGCAGATTGTGCTGCTTGCTTTACCTGTGAAGCAGGTGCTGGGCGAACATCTGGAGTTCTAGCCAACGGAGCACCTGACGCTAATTGCGCTGTTTCTGTTGTATCGCCATACGCATTTGATGGCATACGATCAATTCTCTTTGCATACTTACCAGGACCTGATACGCCTTTAATTGGATTTGAATCTTCAAGCGCCATCTTGGTCCTCCTGTATCTTCTCTAAATCGTTGGCAAAGTCTTCCCAAACTTTCTTAACTTTGCTCTCTCTATTTGCGTTATATACTGTTAACTCTAAAAATTCTTCTGTTAATAAATTTATGCTTTGTGCTATGTTGTTAAAAAACCCTGCAAGTACAACTAATATATCTGCAAGATGGATTGGGCGTGGTACGAAATCTTTATTGTCGTCCACACCCAACCACCTATCTAATATTTGATTAGCCCTTTTTTACTTTGTTTCCTTTACGAGCTGCTGCAGTGTAGCCGAAATATGTCTTTCCGCCTGCTGGCTTAGAAGTATCCTTCTTGCCCTCAACTGGCTTTGACATAGGAGCTGATGCTCTTGATCCTTTGTTCATTGTTCACCCCCTTTTCTTTAAGCTGCGCCGCCGATTGAGGCGAGCAATGATGCAATGTCAGGTTTACCTTGTGATTGTTGGCCAGGAGCAGGGGCCACACCGCCAGTTTGTACTGGAGTAGGCTGCGAGGCAGGAGCGGGGGCCGCACCTGCTACCGGCATCTGAGGCATCGGGGTTGCCTGAGGTTGTGGTTCAGGCGCAAACGCCTTTTCCACAATGGTTTCGATCTGCATACCTTTTTGCCGTCCTTGAATTACTTCGGCAATACGGTTAATGATCTGTGAAGGATCCTGTCCTTGTGCAGCAAGTGATGGAATTGCTTGAGCATATTGTGCTACAGCTACTCTTAACGCATCACGCATTTCTTCAATATCAACTTTTTGTTCTTCTTGGGTAACGTTAATTTCAACTGGAATCTCACGTCGTACATAATCACGGGATACAAGTTTGTCGCTACGCATTTGTAGTAATGCAATAACAGCACGGTTAGGATCCATACCTGACATAATTCCGTAGCGAACATCTACAGTGTAATCACCATTGATAGCACGGCTTGGAACATACTTCATTGTGTATGGAGTACCGTCATCAATTCCACGGATCTCTTTTACTTTGCTGCCAAAAATCTTCTCATCTGCCTCAAAGCAGATACCAACTAACTCAGTAAAGACTCTAGCAAATTGTGCTTGTGCTGCTTTGATCTGTGTATCAAATCCAGCTTGTAATGCTTGTACGCCACGTCCTGTTACAACGGATGCGTCAATATTTCCTGAACGAGATTCTGGATAACGAGCACCCATACGAAGTTCACGCTCTAGAACATTGGACTCAGCAAATACACCTTGAGGAAGTTCTAATGGAACGCGGCGGATTGCTTGAGGGTTAGCAGAGCGCATAATTGAATCTGGTCCCAAAGCAAGTTCTTGCACATCTTGTGGAATAGCAATAGGTGCTTGGATAGATTTCTCAGCGGCTTGGATTTGCAATACTGCAAAGCGAGCACGAGCTAATTGAACTGCTAGTACATCATCAAACTGTCCACGGGCTTCACCATCGATAGATGGACGGAAAGCAACACGAGCCATACATTTACCAACAATGTTTGGTGTACGGGCTAGAACTAAATCTTTACGCTCTGGTACGTAAATTACATCTTGATCTTTGTCGTGGTAGCGAACTAAAGATAGATATGGGGAGCCTGGTGTATATGTGTTCTTATTTAAAATCTGATCAGCAAATTCTGGATATAGTGATGCCAAAGTCTGTGCATCCATACCAACAATCTGTGTTAGAGATAGGCAACGACCAAAGCGGTCAATCTCTGGGTATGAACCAAATGGGTTAACAAGTTTAATTGTTGGCTCGTTGTTTTCATAATCTAACTCAACGGTACCAATCATCATTCCGTAGGTGTTGTACCAGTCAGCACCGGTATACATTTGAACCTGTAGTTCGGAACGGTCAATATAATAATTTGCAATACGAGCACGAATGTCTGCTGCTTTACGGGCGGCATCAGAAACCATATTAGAAGCAGAGCAACTAAATGTAGGTAGAGGTGCCATTGCCTCCGCTAGATCACGAGCGGAAACGTCAATAAGGTTGGCGATGAGAGGTTTTGGATACTCCTCAGAAAACATCGACGGATAAACTTTAGATATATCGCCTTGACGAACTGATAGCACATCACGCATACGTCCATCACGCTGTGCATATTTAGTTTGTAGACGAGATACCTTAGCAGTGATCTCTCTTATATTTAACAATTAGTCACCCTTAACTTTTTTAGCTTTTTCTCCAGCTCGACGTGCTATACTTCCTGCACCATCAGTAATTTTATATGGTTTAGTGCTGGATGATTTAACTCTTATAACATCTGGGTTTGCAACAACTTTTTTGTAGAAAGTATTACCTGCTTCTACTTCTTTTGCTGCAGTTTTAGCATTTTCACCAGACTTCATTCTTCTTAATGTTGAATTTTGAAATTCATTAAGTTTAGCATTTGAAGGATTGCTTTTATTTGCTGGCGTAACTTTAACACTATTTTTTGCTATTTCTTCTGTTCTAGATACTGCCTTAGTTATTTTTCCAGCAACTTCTGCAATAGCTTTGCCTGCTTTAGCTGGTGTAATTATTTCACCGCTTTTTATTTTGCCTTCTTTTTTGGCTTTTTCGTAATTAGCACGCATTTCTTCTTTAGTTGGCTTATTTGATGCAACTGTTTTTACAGAATCTTTTTTGCCAGTAACGTAATGATCTTTTTGTGTGCCAGCCATAATTAGATACCTTGGTTCTCTTGACCGTGAACCATTGTTGGCCACTCTACATAATCATCCATATCTGCTTTAATTTCAGCAGCCTTAAGCTTTGCTTGTGCCATTGTGTTAGGCGTAGGCATTGTAATAGCGCCTTTGTCTACGTACTCTTGCTCGCCTTCAGCGTTGGTAATCCAACTTGTTTGTCCCATTTGTTTCTCCTTAGATGAACTGTCTTTCCTTCTCTGCAAGTAGTTCATCGATATTGACTACTACTCGTTTGTTCTTTTCATAGTTTGATAGGAATGGATTCTTCATATGATGCTGTGCGTACTGTCCGTAGTTAAGCATCTCTCGTGCTCTGATCTCACAGAACCACAAAGCCATTACCATATCGGTCTTACCCTTAGTAGTCGGAGACCAAGTTATCAACTGCTCAATAAGAGCTTTGACATTCTCAGTTTGATCACTAGGTAAATGTATTAAGTTGTCTCGATGGTGTTTACCATCAGCTAATTGCTTTGTACCAAATAGGGTGGACATAGATGCCACACCGAAACCTGAATCCCATTTATTAGAACCGGTATGGTGTTCTTTTAAAACTACACCACGAGATGCTAGGTGCATCTTGATATTCTCGTCTTGGGTTAAGAAAGCTTGGAAGGCGTTCTTTTCAACGATCCATTCACTAGGCTTGTAAAGATCCGTCCAGTCAAAAATGAGTTGCCTAATTTGTGCCGGAGTAGGTCGAGTAATCTTATGGACGTCCACAATATAACGCTTGTGGCTGCTGCGATCAATAGCATAACAAACAACAGCAGTGTCACCAACCATAGCAGGATCAAGGCCACAAATGAAAGTGAATCCATTAAGGCTCTTAGGATGACCCGGATAGCTTGCATTTAATGGTCCTGCCTTTCGCATACCATCAATAGATCCTCTTACACATACCGGATCAAATATGGCATCATCTGAAATATCTTGTTGCTGGTAGATCAAAGCCCAAGTCGATGCGTCCATAGATTGACGTTCGTTAAATAGGTTGCGACCATTCCATCTTGGGTATAGGCCGTCTTCGTTCTTTTGATCTTCACCTTGTCCGTCAAATGGTTGATCGGATGCTGGCCAGAGCGTGACCCACTTTTCGGGGTTCTCATCTGTCTCAAGTAATGCTGGCATAGCTAGATACTTCCAAGGGACTAGGCCGCCTGGATATCTATCGGGGTTACGCAACTCTCGATATAGATCAACTGATGCTACACGGGTTCCGATTACGATTAACTTACCTGTTGGGTTAAGACGGGACCGGACATCTTGGGTTAGCCACTTAATTTGACGCTCAAAGTCGTTTGCGTTGCTTAGGGTAACTGCGTCATCGATAATGATCATATCTGCACGTTTACCGTAGATCTGACCGCCGATACCTACCGCTTCAATATTGGGATCCTTCTCAGAGGATTCACGAAGCTCATCACCGAAGGTAATACGGGTGGCTTGCCAGGAAGCGGACTTGCTATTAAAACCTACGCCAGCAGCGTATGCTTGCTGCAGATTCTCATACATCGGATGAGTTAATCGTTGTTTGATGGCGTATAGAAAGTCTGCTGCAAGACGCTGGGTCTGAGAGACGATCAACACTCTAAAGTTAGGATTGCGGGCTACCTGCCAAGTTACGTAGTCAACGGTTATCGTAATTGACTTGGCGTGGTTTGGCGGGATGTTAATTAAAATTCTATTATCAGCTAGACCAGGTTCCCACTTCATAGCGGGGTGTAGCCAAGAAGGTTCCTTACCCTCAATTACATCTACCAGGTTCTGCTGGTGGGGGAAGGTCTTTTGGTTTAGGAACCGCTCACGGAACTCAGCGAAGGAGATATCGTGAACATCACCGGATGCGAAGGCTTTGTCTTTTAAACCTAATCTAGTTCGGTCTACCTTATCGGAGAATACCTTGTCGGTGCGACGGTAGTACTCATAGGTCTTCATCGATTTGCCGGCGGAGCCGCAGGCTTGTTCAATGGTCATACCTTGCGCTACCGCAGCGAGGATTACTCGCTTGGCGATATCTGCTGAATTTTCGGACATAACTCTCCTCACCGTTTGTATGTTAACTAGCGGGGATTATGTTAACCAAATTAAAAACCTAATACACCTGCCGCGAAGCGTGTAGCTCTTTAACGGGCTTGAGCGCCCGAGCGAGCTACAGCGAAGTGAGGGGTAGAATGGTACTCATCCCTATAGGATGCTACCTAGGAGCGGAGTCTTCGACGCAGCGACTCCTTAGGTCGTAAAACTCATAACAGTCCGTTTTACTCCCCTACTATATATAAGGCAGGAAATCTGGTCGATTTCCCGCTTACTGGTAAAAAACTTTATATGATGTGACGTAAGTCACTATATATAGCTATATTGGTACCCAAAATATTGACTTTAGGAAAAATATTTGTAATGGGTATATACCCCCTTGCGAATCAGAATTAAGCAATGGGGGGTCTTGTTTTGCGCCTAGACCCTTCCCGAACGCCCTAAAGGGCGTGAGATATTGCCCTAGCGGGCAAGGATTAAGCGGATAGGGGATTATAATAAAGGTCTTGGATTACTAACCATTCGGCAACTATCTGCCCCCCCAAATTGCCTCATCTAATCGCTAACGCTCACCGCTAACCATCACCGCCAACTGATCAACCGCCACCAGTTGCTAACCGATCTCGTGCCCTTGATTCGCCCTACCTCTTACCCCTACCCCTTCCACTAATCGGCCTTATAGGCCAACCTCGCCCCTCTTTTTTCCGCCCTTCTTCCCCTTTTCGGTGGCTCTATGCGTAAAGCTCGCCCTTGTTGCCTTGCCCTGATTTGTAGCTGAAGACCGGTCTCCTGGTTTGCGGAGCTGAAGATTTACGCTCAAAAGCCCCGAGCTGGACTCAGTAGCAAACCTCGAGCTGAACAAAAGAAACACCTCAAACCTATGATAGACACCTCTACCTTTTGTGCTACCCTAAAGCCATTGGGGAAACGCCTCAATAAGGAAGGCAACAAATGAAAACCGATTCATTCTCACCGCTTAGCGATAAAAAGAAAATTAAAGTTGGATCTAATTGGTTTCTTTTTAAGTTTTTCGCAGATGGCACAATTGAAAAATCTTGTTGGTCATTTGAACAACACCAAATAAATGTTTCATTTGATACTAAAAAAAACGCTTGCTCTCTATGCGATTTTGTTCAGGAGGAGATCTAATGAATAAAACAATGCAACAAAGAGAAGAAATTCATTTGGCAATGCAAGAAGATATCGGCAACATCATCTCCAAGCATTTACCAAATTTTGACAACAATATAAAAAACGAGACTTGGTCTCTGCTTTGCCTTTTTCTAGATGAGACCATCTACCAATTATCTACATTAGAAAACTAGACCGAAACCCCTTCGGGGGTCTTGCCGTAATTCGGCAACTGACGAGGTCAGAAAAAAGACAGGAGAAAAAATGAAAACCGCAACAAAAACCGCAACAAAAACAAAAACCGCTGGAGATATTTTCCAAGCACCAAAAACCGAAAACCTTTCGGTTATTGTAAAAGCACTTGAAGAGGCTCACGCCTTAATCCAAAAAGAAACCGACGCCCCAAGGGCGGTTATTTCAATTGGACGCTCTTCAAAAGTCCACGGACATTTCACACCTTGGACACCTTGGGGAACAAATGAAAAAGACGGCGAGAAATTTCACGAGATTTTTATTTCTGCCTCATCTTTTGACCGTGGCGCAGAAGCAATCCTTGGCACACTTTTGCACGAGACTGCCCACTCTTTAGATGTTAAGGCTGGAAGAAATGGCGTCAGCCAAGAGGGCTATCACAACAAAACTTTCAAGGCCACCGCAGAAAGTTTAGGCCTAGAAATTGAGCAGGCCAAGCGGATTGGCTGGAGCACCACTAAAGTCCCTGCCAGTTGCATCAAAAGATGGGAGCAGGCATTTGGAATTATTGCTGAGGCTTTAAAGTTAGTTGCGGTCAATGATAGCGAAAAGCCAAAAGGCAGAAATAAGAATAATAAAGTGGCCGTATGCCAATGCGGAGAGAAAATCCGCTTAAGTCTTAAGACATACAATCTCACCCGACCAGTTTGCCAAAACTGCGAGAGTGAATTCAAACTAGAGGACGAGGAGGGAAACGGGGACGAATAGTCCCCCTGCCCTATTGACAACAGCCCGCCAAGGTGGAAAAATCCGAGGTGCAAATCCTCAGACGGGCACAAGTAAGGAAAGAAATTCTTTCCTACTTAAGACAGGAGAAAAAATGAAAACGACCACTTACAACGGAAAAGAAATTAACGTTGTCTTTAATTATGGCGGATTAGCCTATGCTTATTTCGTGGGATATTCAAATAAAGATATATTTGCAATCTCTCCCGAATTATTGGAGGCGGTAAAGTAATTTAATAGCCCCCCACCCTTAACCAGAGGGCGAAGGTTCACGACCTAGCGGGGCACGGGTTGGAGGGAAATTCCTTCCTACTTAAGACAGAACGACAGGAGAAAAAATGCTGGTAAGAATAGCAACGACAAACGACGCAAGCGGAAACCCAAGACGGGGCTGGTTAAGACTAACCGCAGGCGGTCAGGTTATAGGCTGGACAGAGGAGGGCTATCTTGGGCGTGGTGCAATTGAAGGATACGACGACGGAGAAAGCCCTACGATTTACGTCAAGCCTTCAGAGTATAAGCGGTTCAAAAAATGGGGCGAGACAATTCAAGAAAACTTTACAGAAGAGGAATTAGGTCTTAAGGCGTAAAGAAAGACAGCCCTCCGCCCATAAGATGGCGACGGTTCAAGACCGACGGAGGGCACAAGTTGGAAGGAGATACTTTCCGACTTAAGACAGGAGACAAAATGAAAAGAGAAAAAAGGTTATGTGTTGTATGTAATCAAAAATCAATTGTGTTTGAAATTGATTACAAAGAAAACAGAGCAGAGGCTTGCTCTAATTGTATTACTGAAAACCTGTTAACGGGCTGGAGTAAATAAAAGTGAATAAAAAAACAGCGTTAGAAACCTTGGGTGCGCTTCAAATGATGGAGCCACTAATTAAATCAAGTAAAGACAAATTGGCAATTGACGCATTTTGTTTTATATGGAATACAGTTGCAAATTACGCAGAAGAAAGAGAGGAGTCAAATGTCTAACGACTTAAGACATAAAAGTAAAAACTATTTTATAGTTCGTAAGGTGGTGCGCCTTATATTCTGGGGCGCATTACTGGCTGGCGTCTATTATATAGCGACGCATTTAAATTGGGTTGGAGATGGCTACTGCTGGGGAACAATGGACAAGTGCTACTTAGGAGGTAAGTAATGACTGACGACTTAAGACATAAAGATAAAGAAATGGAATTAGTTGTGTGCGGTGATTGTCTTTATCCAATTAGTAAGTGCGGAGGTTGTGCGTCTTAAGACGTGAGGCGAACAACACAAACAAGTTCACTTGACACAATGGACAGTTATGCTATGGTTCTACTAAGCAACAGACAGGAGAAAAAAATGGATACAAGTTCGACGCTAACAGTAAGCAAATCGTTTACAGTTGGCGAATTATGGGAAGCGGTATGGGGTTGCGACGGTGCTGGTATGTATTACTGGTGCAGGAAACTACGCAAACCAAACTACCAAGGTATAGACCTATGGAAAAGAGTGGACGGCAAGATTACGCCAAACCCACAGCCCGTAAGAGTTTATGACAGCATAGAAGAAAAGTCTTATGTGGTTGAGGTTGACGACTTAAGACGAGGTTATGAATTAGCAATCAAGGCGGGACAAACCCACTGCGGTGGCTATGCATTAGATACAGAAGACTATGACGCTTGCTTTGGAGATTTCATAGTGCAGTATGCAATCTTTGGCAAGTTAATCTACGGTTAATTACTACTTAAGACAGGAGAAATATAATGGGAGCAAGAACAAACTTTCACTTTAAGCAAGGGGATAATTACTTAACTCTTTATTCCCACTGGGGTGGAGATAATAAAATGCAAGACTTAGCCTACGCAATTTCTATGGCTGAGCCAAGATGGGAAGACATTGGATACGCTACCCGAATTATGGTTAGCGTGTTAATCGGTGATAACTGGACAGGTGAAACTGGCTACGGATTATATGCCGACGCAATCGGTGGTGAGGAAAGTTATGAGCACACCATCATTGACCTAGATAATAAACTTGTGATAGTTGATGGAGAACCCAAACCTTTCAAGGACTTTATCTCTTATCACTCAAATACACTTCACGTTGGTGAGATGGTTAACTAACGACTTAAGACAGGAGAAAAAAATGAGCAGACAATATCACTACATCATTATGTTTGATGATGAAACTAATGAGTGGAACCTAGATGTAGATGGTGAAGAAAGTGCATTTCCCAACGGCACCATTTATAATGATGAAATAAATACTTGGGAGTATGGTTATGCTGGTGATGGAAATTTTGTTGGCATAGAAGATACACTATCAACGCAATTAAGTAAGCAACTAGATAAGTGGAACTTACTACTTAAGACAGGAGAGTAATATGGATACAATGCAAGATATAAAAATAACTGGAGTAAGGCACGAAGAAACTGCGTGGAAAAGATATATTTATTTTAAATATAAAAATGTAGAATACAGTGTCTTATTATTTTGGGACGAGTTTAATGGTTATGAACTATACTGGAAAAATGAAGATAGTGCTCTTATAAATTCTCGCAAAACCCCTGAGTGGGCGGTTGAGTGGAACGAAGATGGGCACGATTTTATGACACTGGAGCACTACTTAGATGAGTTAACTTACGACAAACAGGAGGCAAAGTAAATGGGAGCAAGTCCTAAATGGAAAGTGTATGACGCAAGTAATCAATATGTGGCAAGCGTAAGGGATACAGAGGGCGCAAGTCTTTTGATGAGCCTTTACGGAACTGGTGCAACAATTCGACTAGACCATAGAAGAATTGTGTGGACAGAGGGCAAAGATGGAAACGCCTCAGAAAGTTATGACCAAACAGCAATCAAAATCCAAGAACGATTGATGTCTTAAGACAGGACAATCAAATGAGTTATGGTAAATGCTGGGTGTGTGGCTGTGTGATGAGTGGCGACAGCCAGACAATTGATGGTAAAGTAAAGTGCGATAGATGTGGGTGGAATTCCCACAAGGACGGGAGTTATTGATGGAAGAGTTAGAACTAGAGGGCTTAGATATATTTCAAAGCCTTACACTATTAGCCGAACGGTTAGTAGAACTGACAGGAGAAAACAAATGACAAAGGAAATCTGCCAATACTGTGGCTGGGAAGTGCCTAACCCTGATTGGTATAACTACTATAATCAATCACCAATATGTGATGACTGCAATATGGATATGATGATTGAGAGACAGCGAGAACTGGAGAACAGCAAGTGAGCGACTACAAAGATTATGAAGTAAGGGTTAGTTATGATGGTGGTATCTATGTCTCTGCCCTCAATGAAGCAGAGGCAATAGAGATAGCCAAGAACATTATGCTGGAAGAAACTAATCCCGATATGGCTAAGTATCTAACCTATCAAGTAGAGGAAACTATATTAAGGCAGGTGCAAAATGCCTGAGCCACGCTATTTAATGGGAGATGATTACGCCTTAAGTGGAATAGAGTTAGACATAGTTAAATGTAAAGAGTGTAAATGTGAGTATGACTATAGCGAGTATCACTCCTATACCTGCTCAGATTGCGAAGATAAAATGATTGCGAGGTTAAAGAAGTGAAACAATTCTCTGTGATTTATAATGTCAAGGGCACAAAGATTGTGGACATATACCTACCCGACGGTATCGAATTGCCTGAAGATTGGGAGAGCCTTACTGTTGAGGAGCAAGATGAATTCTTGTATGCTAACCAATCTCATTCTGTCTTAAGAACAGAAGACCTAGACTATGGCAAAGTCTTTGAGATATGGGAGAACAAAGATGTTTTAAGGTTGGTTAAATGAGCCTAGACATAGGCTTGTTGCCACCTGACTGGACTAAAGAAGCCTTGTGTGCTGAGGTTGACCCAGTAATTTTCTTTCCTGAAGCAGGCGAGAAAACTGCGGACGCAAAAAGAATATGCAGGGCTTGTAATGTTAAGACCCAATGCCTTGAATATTCCATAACCAACAACGAAAGGTTTGGCATATGGGGCGGACTAACAGAGTTCGACAGACGAAGGCTCAGAAGAGAAGCAAGTTAATAAGAAAACGGGTGGTGGCTACGGCCTTGTTAGTCATCACCCTAATCTTTTTCCCTATACAGAAACTAACAGCACCACAGAAATCCCCCACTCCTGAGCCTATCAAGGCTACAATGGAGCAGAAGAAAGCCAACAAAGCCTTGGCTAAGAAGATTGCTTGGGCTGGCTATGGGTGGAAAGATAAAGAGTGGACTTGTCTTGATAAAATATTTTATAAGGAGGCGAAGTATGACCATCTTGCAAAGAACCAATCAGGTTCAACCGCATTTGGAATTGGTCAACGTCTTAAGGAGAAAAGCAAAGACCCTATGACACAGTTGCTACATACTTATAAATATATCCAACACAGATATAAAACTCCGTGCTCCGCTTGGCGGTTTCATATTAAGAATAACCACTACTGATGTTCGACTTAAGAGGAGAACCTACATTTGTATGTGTATGTGGTTCAAAGATGTGGAACATAAAAGTAATGTGGGATATTGAGACAAGACAAGTGGGAATGTATTTGTTAGACCAAGTGTGTGAAGAGTGTGGGGCGGTGGCTACTGCTCCAACCGAGATAGATGGGTGCGAGTAATGCCAACATACGAATACAGATGTAATAAATGTCAAGCAGTTTATGTCTTAAGTAGAAGTGTAGATGAACGAAGCCACGAAGTTAATTGTGTGTGTGGCAACAAAGCAGAAAGAGTTTTTAATTCTGTTTCAGTTCAATTCAGGGGCACAGGTTTCTATAAGACGGATAACAAATGAAAGACTTACTCAGTTTTACTTTTAGTTTTAGTAGGTTGTTCTTCACTGTCGTTATGATTTTCATTATGCTTTTCTAGGTCAACGTCATTGTAAGGTTTAAATCCACCAAGCCTACGGATTAATCTATTAAGTGCACGACGTTGCCTCATACGAGCAGTATCTTCTGAACCTAATTCAAGAGTGTCAGCAATCAACTTATAATCTAATGACTCTGCGTGTCTTAAGAATAAAATCTTTCTATCCTCTTTAGATAGTTTCCAATAAGCATAATCAATCTCTATCATCATAGCCATAAGATTGCCACCCTCAGCAGGAGCAGAGGTTCCTCTGACACCACCTAAATCTAATTTGTGTCCAACATTTATCTCACCTCTTAAGACAGAAGGTAGTAAAGCCTCGACCAAACCCGCCTCATAGTAGTATAAATCACTGGTTTCATAGCCACTTGTGTTGGCTTTCCACTCTTGACAATAGTCTAAAGCGTGATTACGGAGGGAACGATAGATTAAATTCTTTGCATCTTTCTCACCAATCTTTTCCCATTCCTCTACCTTATTCGGGTGTTCATAAAACCATTGATATAAAGATTGTTTAATATCTTTTAGTTCAACCATTTGAAATTTCTTGTGATACTCAGAAGCAACAGCGTCTATCACATAATTCCATTCTTTAATTTTTTCCCAATCCATCACGATAACTTTACGCCTAACTCTAGTGGTAAAAAAGTAACTAACTTTGTTGTCTTAGATTTATCTTGAAATTCAGTGGTAGTAGGTAGCCACTTCTCAACCCATTCTAAACCTTGGACTACTGTCTTAAGCGGAAAAGACCAGACACCAAGAGGCGTTGAGTTTATATACCAAGGTGTATAACCAAGAACATCTGCAGTCAATACTAGAAAATCAAACTTCTTTCTTTCCAGTAGCAAGGTATCATAATGAGTATTCCTAGACTTAAGTTCAATAAACATTTTGTAATGACTGCTTGTGCAATCAAAACCATCATACTCTTTACTAGATTTTTCTAGGTCAGAGTAATGACCAGTCTTTAACCAATCAAATAATTCTTGTTCTTTCATTCTTTGCTATCCCATTGTTGTCTTAAGACTAAAAGCGCAATGATGGAGTAGTTAGCCATATCTTTGAACGAGTCTTCAAGAGACTCGTGTTGTGGGTTTCTGCTGTTGTCAACAAGGTTATTAATTCTTGCAAGTTTATCGTGCATACGTACTCGCAATCCATTGATAGGTCCACCAGGCGATTCGCTGATGTTCTTCGGACCGTAATCAAGGTGCTTGCTGAGGAGCAATTCTTTGAGTTCATTAAAGGTATCCTCTACATCTTTCTTGAATTGTTTGTTAAGAGCAGGGGAATCTTCAAAGTTAACAGCAAGGTGTTTTGGTAAATCTCTTTCGAGTAAACTTGGAAGCCTTGTTTTTCCAAGTGGGTTATAATCTGCCATATTTCTTCACTCTCCACTTTCATTGGTAGGTTTTTCCTGTTCTAATAATGTCTTAAGACTATCATCAAAATCCTTTAATGCTGACTTAACCACCATATCTTCTATCAATTCTTCAATTGGTTCATAGCCATTCTCTGAAGCAAATAAAGTCACATAAGTAGACTGGGTAATCAACTTGATTTGGTCAG